GGGAAACGCGTGGAAGCTACGCACGGTTTTTCGCGAAATTCGGAAATCTTTTTTTTGGGGTGAGGCAATGCGTGGGCGTAAGCCGCAAGCCGAGGGAGTGAAGGCGCAGAAGGCGGCCGTCCGCAGCAAGCAGACCCGCCGCGTGTTCGATTCCGGGATTGGCGCGGCAACGGCCGGTGGCCAGCCGCCGTCATGGCTGAAGAAGGATGGATTGAAGGTTTGGCAGCGCCTGGCGCCAACGCTTCGTGCTGCGAAATTGCTGACCGATGCCGATGCGCAGACATTTGGCCGCTATTGTCGCAACTTCGCGCGCTGGCTGAAAATGCAGGCTGCTATCGACAAGGAAGGCGAGGCCTACGAGTCGGAATCGCAGTGGGGTAAGCTCAAGCGCGTGAACCCATCGTTTCTAATCGCTGACCGGCTTGAGCGGCAGCTCCTGGCGACCGAGGATCGGTTCGGGCTCAATCCTGCGGAACGCCAGCGCATCTTCGCCGCCCGTGCTCAGACCGGCGTGTCTGGCGATCTGTTCTCAGGCGAGAAGAATCCCGAACGTCGGCCTGGTGATCCTGCCGCACAGCCCACTCCGGCGGCCGAGCCGACAGAGTCGCCCATCGGCCTACTGAACTGATCTCATGACAACTCTGCGTAAGTTCGCCGAGCCCGCGCGCCCGGTAGCGCTGAGGCGATATCCAAATGCTGCCTGGGACGGCGGCGCTTGGCTGGATGGTGCGTTTGGATACGACGAGCGCACCGCAGACAGAGCCGTCGCGTTCTTTCGTGATCATCTGGTTTTCAGCGAAGGTGAATGGGCGGGGCGTCCGTTCATCCTTGAGGACTTTCAGGAGCATGACATTATCCGGCCGCTGTTCGGCTGGAAGCGCGAGGATGGCACGCGGCGCTATCGCCGGGCCTTCATCTGGATCGCTCGCAAGAACGGCAAGACCGAGCTCGCCGCCGGCGTCGCGTTGCTGGCGCTGATGGGCGATGCCGAACCTGGCGGACAGGTGTTCTCGATCGCCTCTGAGAAGGACCAGGCCTCGATCGTCTTCAACAAAGCGTCCAATATGGTGGCGCGGGCGCCGAGGCTGGCTTCGCGCCTCGAATGTCTGAAAGAGACGATCTACTGCCCGGCGCTGAATGCGTCGTTTCGTCCGCTCTCCGGCAAACCGAAGGGCAAGCACGGTTTGGCAATGTCCGGTCTCGTTGGTGACGAGATCCACGAATGGCCGAATGGCGATCTCTACACCTTCGTGCATGACAGCGCGGCCGCACGGCGGCAGCCGCTGGAATTTCTAATCTCGACGGCGGGTCAGAAGGGTACGCACGGCGAGGAAGTCTTCAAGGAATGTCAGGCGATCCTTGCCGGCGATCTCGCCGATCCTGAAACGCTGGTTCTGATCTATGCGCCAGACGAAAAGGACGATTGGACCAAGAAAGAAACCTGGCTCAAGGCGAATCCCAATTTCGGGAAATCGGTCAAGGCCGATGCCTTCGAGGCAAAGTTCAAATTGGCGCGTCAGCTCCCGCGCCTCGAAAACGACTTCAAGCGCTACAGCCTGAATATCTGGACCGACCAGGCGGTCAAGTGGCTCCCGATCGACGCTGTCGACGATGACGGAAAGCGTTACGGCTGGGATTACTGCATCGGCGAGCTTCCGTGGAAGGACGATGGCAAGACGCCGGCCGATAGCCGGTTCGAGCAGCGACTGATCGGCAAGACATGCTTCGGGGGCGTCGATCTTTCATCGACGAATGATCTTTCGGGTATTGCCTGGTGGTTTCCGATTCAGGAAGGCCTCAATCGTCCGGTTGTCCTGGTGCGCGCGTTCAAGCCAGCGGACCTGATCAAGGCCCACGCCAAACGCGACCGCATTCCGTATGACAAGATGGTCGACGAGGGCTCGCTCTTCACCACGCCGGGCAATGTGGTCGATTACGCATTCATCCAGCAGCAGATCTACCGGGATGCTGAGCGCTTTAAGGTCGCCTACACGGGCGACTCCGATCGCAAGGAAGGGCAGGGCGGTCTCGCCATCGACCGCTGGAATGCCACCGAGACGTCGGTGAAGCTGCAGCAGGAAGGCATTCCGGTCGTGCTGTTCGGACAGGGCTTCGCCTCGATGTCGGCCCCGAGCAAAGAGCTTGAGCGTCTCGTGATGGCGAACGGGTTCGATCATGGTGGGCATCCGCTCTTGCGTCGGCACGCCCAGGCAGTGGCAGTTGAGACGGATGCGACGGATAACTTCAAGCCAGCGAAAGACAAGTCGTCGATCCGGATCGATCTCATTGTGGCGCTGATTATGAGTATCGGAATCGCAAGTAAAGACGAGTCCGTTCCGCTTGACATCGCCGCAATGGTCGCCTGATCTGACTGTGGAGAAATCCCAAATGACTGTCATTCACAAGACCGTCGCCGCGTCGGGCGGTGCCCCGCTCGAATTTGTGCTCTCTGATGATACGGTCGACCGGTATGGCGACATCATCGAGGCTGCCGGTTGGGATCTTCGTAATTTCAAGAAAAATCCAATCGCGCTGTTCGGTCACAGCAGCAGTTTCCCGATCGGGACTTGGGAGAATCTTCGCATCGACGGCAATCGGCTGATCGGCCGTCTGGCGCTGGCCGCCAAGGGCACCAGCGACCGGATTGACGAGCTAATCGGTTTAGTCGAGCAGGGGATTCTCCGCGCGGTATCCGTCGGCTTCCGCGCGATCGACTCCGACCCTATCGACCCGAAGCAGCCCTGGGGCGCACAACGTTACAAAAAGCAGGAGTTGCTTGAGACTTCCGTGGTGGCCGTGCCGGCGAATCCGGCGGCCCTCGCGCTAGCGAAGTCGCTCAACCTGTCCAACGAAACCATGTCCCTGGTCTTTGGCGAGCATGCCGACGTGAGGCGGCGGGATGTGTCTGCAACCGGCGAGCATGCCGATCCGACGAATGCGAATGAGAAGCGTGCCCGCGTGGACCTTCCGTCGCGACCGAAAGAGACAATCATGAAGACGCTCGCCCAGCGCATCGAGGATGCGCAGAATGCTCTGGTCATCAAGCGCGACAAGCTGGTTGAACTGACCGGCGTGGAAATACTCGATGTCGATGCGGTCGAAGCTCTGACCGGACAGATCGACATCGAAGAACGCAGCCTTGCGGCGCTGAAGGCTTCGGAAGCCAAGATCGGCATCGGCGCCGCCGCGGTATCCGGCGTCGCCACTCCGAACATCGCGCGCCGGTCGCTGTCGCAGCGCGAAGTCAAGGGTGCTGACCTTGTCATCCGCGGTATCGTCGCCCGCGGCATCGCGCACTTCGGCGGCAAGTCTATCGATCAGGTTCTTGATGAGCGATATCCGGGTCACGACGCCACCAAGATCGTCACGAAAGCCGACCAGACCATCGGGACAACGACCGTGTCCGGGTGGGCATCGGAGCTGGTGCAGACGGCCTATGCGGATTTCGTGCAGGCGCTTGTTGGCTATTCGATCTACCCGGCATTGCGCGATAAGGGTATCGGTCTTTCTTTCGATGCGGCGGGCACCGTCTCGATCCCCAGCCGCACTGCAGGGGGATCCGGCGGCGGCTTCGTGGGCGAGGGCCAGCCGATCCGCGTCGGCCGCATCACGACCGCGGCCACCACGATGACACCGCGGAAGATGGGCGTCATCGTCCCGTTCTCCCGTGAGTTGGCCAAGCGAAGCACCCCGGTGATTGAAGCACTGGTGCGGCAGGCGATCGTCGAAGACACCGGGGTCATCCTCGACGCCGCCCTTCTCGATGCGGCCGCCGGCGACACCGTGCGGCCTGCCGGCCTGCTGAATGGCGTTTCCGCGATCGGTGGTGGATATGGCGGTGCCGACTATCAGGCCGTCATCGAAGACTTCAAGGCGTTGCTGGCACCGTTCATCACCGCCAATGCCGCGGACAACATCACCGTCGTGATGAACCCGACGCAGGGCCTCTCGTTGGCTCTGATGCCGGGCCCGTCCGGTCAGCCGAACTGGTTCAGCGAAATCCAGAAGCGCATCAATGTCGTCGAATCGACCCGGGCGACGGCGGGGCGCCTCGTTGCGCTGCGCAACTCCGACTTCGCGACGGCGCTCGGCGACGCTCCCGAGTTCGATATCTCCGAACAGGCGACCGTGCACATGGAAGACACGACGCCGCTCGAGATCGTGAGCGGCACCGGTCCGACCACGGCCGATCCGGTGCGTTCGTTCTTCCAGACCGCGACCATCGGCGTGCGCATGCTGATGGATGTCTCTTGGAAGATGCGCCGCACCGGTATGGTGCAGTGGATCGACGGCACCTCCTGGTAAGCGCCGGATCGCGTTACTGATGCGACGAAGCCCCGGCGCAGAAATGTGCCGGGGCTTTTGCATAGGGTGAGGGCTATTCCTCAGACCTAATATCGAAAGGCTTGAAGCCATGATCCGCCGATTCGCAGTGACCGCGGTGACAGACGGCAGCGGCGACGCGACCGTCTACAGCCCGTACCTCTCGGGCTACATCCACCAGATCGAATATGTGAAGACCGACTATACCGACGGTGTCGACTTCACCATTACCGCCGAAGCGACCGGCGAGACGATCTGGACGCAAAGCGATGTGAACGCGTCAGCGGTCAAGGCGACGCGGCAGCCCACGCATTCCAATGTGGGCGTGGCTTCGCTGTACGCCTCGGGCGGCGTCGCTGTGAACGATCGCATCGCGCTCGGCCGCGACCGCGTCAAGATCGTGATCGCCTCGGGTGGTGCGAACAAGACCGGTAAGTTCATCATCATCGTTGCCGACTAAAAGTTCGGCGATTTGCGTTTGTGAAAAGCCGCCCGCCCGGGCGGCTTTTTGCGTCATAGGGTGAGGGGATAACGGAGTTGCAAAAATGAATTGTGATACATGGTACGTCTTGGCGGACGGCACTCACGCCGATCCGGCTGATGTCGTGACCAAGGACGGTGTCCTACAGCACAAGAACGGCGTTGCTGTGGCGCTGCGCGACAC